TGTCTCAGGATCTTGATTTTTTTAGCACACTGTCAGAGAACAGGCAGGCTGTATTAATAGACATGGCTTATAATCTGGGGTGCGATGGACTTTACTCTTTTCAAAAAATGATTACTGCAATAAAAGAAAAGGATTACGACAGAGCATCAGACGAAATGATTGACTCAAAATGGTACAACCAGGTCGGGGTCAGGGGCAAAGAAAACGAGAGACTAATGAGGGAGGGATAATGCCAGACATAACTGCTAACGGACAGCCTGTTAAGGTTAACCTACTTTATTTGCTTGGTTTTTTTGGAGCCGTTGTTTTGTTTTGCGGTGCGTTCCTCCTCGGTGCGGACGCAGAACAGAGAGTAAAAACGGAACAGCTTGAAAAAGAGGTCAACAAAAAAATTGACTGTAAACTGGACAAAACCGAATTCGATAAATATAACCTTGCCTACAGGCAGGAATATCAGTCTATGGCAGACAAGATTGAAAAGATACAGGCACAGGGGATAGAGACCGACAAGAAGGTTGTTAAAATCCTAACTATATTAGAGGAGAGGGAGAAAAAAAATGGGAAATAAAAAAATTCTAACAGCAGTATTAATCATGGCTGTAATCTTACTGTATAGTTGTAGCGAGATAACTAATGTTAAGTCGGGGATTATAGTTGATGTTGTTTCTGTTGACGGAATAGTCGGTGCCATTCCAGAACCTGTAGACACTAATAAAGTTTATGCTGTTACCTGCGGTAAAACATTTAAGATCAAAAAAAAATTAACGCTTGAGCGAACGCTTAACATCCCTGGAAAACTACTGGCAAACTATTCCGGTATGGTAGAACTACCTGTGTATATACAGCTTGACTGGTCAGACAAAAACGATGCCAGGCTCAGATACTATATTAATGACGCTATTGTATATGACAATGCAATCACGGATGCCCTAAAACAACGATTGATTGATGCGTTTTTAGAGGAGGTCAATTAGCTTATAATTCCCTTTCGGCTGTTTCTTTATCGACACATCCTGCCGAAAACCAGGCTATGATACAACTGTCACCACAAAAGTCAAACCTTGACCCCTCGCAATAATAAGAGTTTGGGACACCGTGCTCTCGGTCGATTCTTGTCCCCATGTGACCGCACCAGTCGCACTTATATAATGTATCTGCTGTACTCATTTGTCCCTTTCGTGGATAGCTTCTGCAATTTTATTCAATGCTCTTGCGATGGCGAACAAACCATCTACAACATTGGCAGGTGATTCAAAATTTGAATCAATTTCATTTGTGCTTGAAAAGTTATTCGTTATTGCGTTGGCTATTTCATAGTTTATCATACTCTCTCCTTTCTGCAATCGATGGCAAAACGCTTGTTCCACTTCCTAATTGCAACCTGTTTATATTTTTCAGAACCCCTTTCATCGTTTATAAGCAAACCATCCCCACACACTGGGTTTACATGGCAAAGATAATTTTCACACCTTACCTCACCCCAACAGTTACCACCATCACCTAAAACTTTGGGGTAAACATTCGGTGTTTTACCACAAAACGGACACGGTAATAATTCACTCATTTAACCATTCTCCTTTTGTTGTTGTCTATTAAGGCGAAACTGCACTCCCCTGCCATCGCCAAGCTATCATCATAGTCAATCGGCATGTGCGGAGGGACTTCCTCCTCTGATTGAAAGACCTCTGCATAATTCAGATTGTACCTGTCAATTAGTTCGTCCTGCATAGATCCCTTTGAAGCGGTAAGCTCTAGGTTGTCTGGGATAAGGTCTATACGGTTGACCCAGTATTGTATCGACTTAGTGAATGCCCAGAACTTAACTTTCGGGTTATTTTTACAGACTGATAGCCAAGAGTCAAAGTATTCCTGACTGAAAAAATCTCCTGACCCATGTATCCTGATATGAGTTGCCGTGTCCGGAATAATTATCGGTTCACCGTTTTTCAGTCTTTCAAAATTATCCCATCTGTGATTCCGTACTGACGGAAACCGTTCTGCGGATGAAGCATAACAGCGGAACTTCTTGCCGACAACATCGAACTTACCTGTATATCTGTCAACCAGTACCTTGCAGTCCTTTGCGAATGGACAGGTATGCCCTGCAGGAAGATTTATTTCATAAACCGGAAACGGATAAAATGTCTTACGCAACCTAAACATTATTTTCCTCCCATACATCCTAAGCAGGTTATTGGTTTTTGTATCGTGTGCCTGACCTCATTGGAATGACCGCTTTCGATATATGCTGTCGCCACAAACTTATATTCAATGCCTTCCGGTATGTCCAATGTCCATGTCGTATTGTTGCCGACATCAATCACGTTGCTGAAATCATCCACACCGTAATACAGCTTATACCCTGTAACCTTTTCAGCAGGGTCGTTCCTGTCCCACTTAAGGGTAACGTCTGCTCCGTAACAGGGTGTTGCGATTAATATCATTAACAGGTATTTCATTATTCTCCCTCTATCGCCCTATCAATCAGGGTGCGGATATTGTCTGAGGCATGTTCAAAGTCGCCGAGCAGTATGGTTGAATGCGTTCCGTACGCAAAATATTCGAGTTTGGAAAAGTGCTTTTGCCAGAAATCCAACCGCTTGGTGTCATCGTTTTTTTCATTGCGGATGTCACCTCTTGAGTTCCAATAAGCGACTGCATCTGCTTTCGTTTTGTGTATATACGACCTGCTTTTACAGCGAACACACCAAACATAATATCTTTGTTTTCCACCGTCACTTATTAGTTCTGCATCAAACCCACAGAACGGACATGGTAAAAGTTTATTCATTGGTTTTCTCCTTCTATGTCAGAATTATAAACAACTTGTGCAAGCATATCATTAGTTATTCTTGCCATATCCCACCCCAACTGAAAAGCTATGTTTGCCTTAACACCGACAATTTGTTCATATTCATCAAGTGTTTTATAGACATAATCACCCTTCTCAAGTTCGGCTTTCAAATATTCATTGGAATGTTTTAAGTCGCCTATCTCCCGATACAGGTCGGATAATCCTAAAGTGATTTCGGTTTCAAGTTCGTATAACCCTAATAAAACATTGGCGGGACAACCTGACTTCATTAACTGGTTTGTGATTTCATCAATTATATCTTTCACCTTGTCTTTCATCTCACGCACCACCTTTCATTAAGTTTGCCGTTCCATGATACTGACTCAAGAATTACGGTTAGTTTTGGATTGCCGTTAAGTTCAAGGACTGTGCCGATAGGGTTTGGGAGTTTATGATACTTAATGGTTTGCCCATTATGATATTTTTTATAGATAAAATAATGCTCATCATCTGGTATTCTCAAAGTATAACCATCAGGCACATCAATATCATGGCTGATGGTTACAGGTTCGTAGCCGTTTACACAATGGGGGCAAGTTTTTCTTGCAATGCTATTACAATCGTCAACCGTACACTCCCCACCGCACACTTTACATTTTATGAAATCTGAATGTTTCATTCTACCCCCAATGCTAAGATTAATCCCTCATTAGCAACAATGCTCTGCCCTGCCATCACCAATGCTTCTTGCTTTAATTTACACTCGGCACTTGCTAGTGCCTTGTAGGTTCGGGCATCGTTGTGCTTTATGCAGACCAGGGTGAGCAGGATTATTATTGCTGTTATGTAGAGTGTTCGTTCCATTATAGACCCCATTATTTTTAACGGTTTTTTACTCCAGTATATTCTGTTGCCTTAACTTTTTTTACATTAAAAACAAATCTCCAAATGCTTTTTAAATCAATATCATCTATTAGTTCTACTTGTCTCCAGTGGCACAAACCAAATAAAACTATTTTTTCAACAATGGTTTTTTTTGATGGGTTAGGTTCTCCATAGTATGATATTAAATGTGTTTGGGTGATTCCATTTAGTATATTAACGCTCGGTTTAGGCATCGTTACAAATAACAGACCACAATCAATCAGCAAAAATATGTCTGGGAAAAACCTGTTTGGAAATCCGTATGGGTCTAGGTCAATAACATCATATTTTTTCTTCTCAAAAATAAGACTATGAAAGATTAAAAAACTATCTCCGGTTTTTAAATGTTTTTTATCATAAGCCAAAACATCCCCATGATTTTTATAATAATTTGTTAGGTTGCCTTGACCACTAAATAACTCTAATATTTTTAAACCTGTTTTATTTTTTAAAATTCGTTGTAACTGGGATATTTTTTCGTCTGGATGGTGAGCAGAAGAACAGTTTTCTTTTTGTCTTTTGCGTACCACATCGTGACGGATTGCACGATATGTTTTATTAACAACTTCTTTTTCAAATAGGTGTTTTTGTTTAAACATAATCACCCTTAAAAAGGTATTGAATCGTCATCTTAACTATCCGGTTTTTCCGGCACGTTGCTTCCGAGCATCCGCATATTCTCCAGAAGC